TTTACCCCGGAAATTTTTAGCCAAAAAGTTCTCAAGTTCTTCCGTCGTGCTTCGGTTGCAGAAGATATTACGAATACCGACTACGCTGGCGAAATTGAAAACTTTGGCGATACTGTACGTATCATTAAAGAGCCAACAATCACTGTATCCTCATATGCTCGTGGTTCTGTGGTAAACCCGCAGGACTTGGCAGATGACCAGATTACTATGGTTGTTGACCAAGCAAACGCATTTGCGTTTAAGATTGACGATATTGAAGAGCGTCAGTCTCATGTTAACTTTGAAGCATTGGCAACTTCGTCAGGTGCTTACTCACTGAAGCGTAAATACGACGCCAATATCTTGCAAGCTATCTCTGATGGCGCAGGTCTTGCTGGTGCGGACGATGCTTCTTTGAGTGGCGGTCTGACTACCACGGATAGTAATCTGGGTACTGCTTCTGCTCCTGTAACCCTTAGTGGTGCAACTGCAGGCGATGCTGCTGTTAACTTGATGCTACTGATGGCTCGTTCTATGGACGACCAATCTGTTCCTGAAGAAAACCGCTGGTTCATAGCACCACCAAAGTTCTATGAAGTTCTGTTTAAAGCAGGTTCGAAGTTTGCTGAAGTACAGGTAACTGGTGATGGCACTTCACCTCTGCGTAACGGCCTCGTTATGCAAGGTAATATTGCTGGCTTCGCTTGTTATAAGTCAACTGCACTAAACTCAACTGGTGGCACTGACCAAGTAACTATGACTGGTCTGTCAACCAGCAATAACGCAGAAAACCTCGTTCTTGCAGGTCATATGTCTGGAGCAGCTACTGCTTCGCATATTGCAAAGACTGAAGTTGTGCGTTCAACTGAAACTTTCAGCGACATTGTTCGCGGACTGCATGTATTCGGACGTAAGGTATTACGCCCAGAAGCCATCGTTCGTGGCGTCGTTGACTATTCATAAGGGAGACTGAGTAATGGCTACTTATGCTATCACTGGTGTAGGAACTACTGGTTTTCCTGCTACTGGACCTAACGTTCGTGTAATCGCAGAAGTTGTTGACTTTAGCTCAACTACTAACGCTGCTTCCGACATATTCCAAACTCTTAGCATCCCTGCAGATACTGTAGTTTTGGGTGCTGGTATCAATGTTATTACTGCAGATAGTGCAGGTAACTCTGGTACTATCGAGTTAGGTGACGGAGGAGACCCGAACCGCTATGTTGCAGCTTCAACTGTTGCTGCAGCAGGTCAGGAAACTGCAATCTTTGCAACGACTGTACCACACCTGTATGATTCAGCAGATACTATCGATATGGTCATCGGAACAGGCGCAATTAACGCTGTTGTTCGTGTATGGGCAATCATTGCTGATTGTACTGGTGGTGTAGAAACTGCACAGACAGTAACCTTCACATCTTCATAATATAATGTCGGGGGGCAGGGCAACTTGCCCCTTGACGCACACTTTTTTTTATGATATAAGCAGATAACCCTGCCGGGATACACCCCCATGTTCACAGCCGTAATTATAGCCTGTCATGTTGCAAACGCAGAAATGTGTATGACAATATTTGACAATCGAGGACCATATCAAACAGAACAGGCATGTAAAGAACGCATAGGAGAAATGGCGTTTGATTTGATGGGAGCATGGACTTCACAACAACTACCAATGATATTTAAAATGACTAGTTGTCTAGAAGATGACAACAAAGATGTATTCACATAATAAATTAAACGTGATATAATACAGCATCACTTATTAGGAGATGAGTTATGAATTATATCACAAGCAACATACCGTATTTTAAAGTTTGGGTACGACGAGAATATACAACAAACTTTGACCGATATCAAGGAGAGTTTCTTCATGCAATGGCAATAGGGATAACGACCTTGCCAATGCGAACTCTAAGCTTCCAAGTTATGTTTACTGGATGTGAAGAAGAAGAAAATGTACATGGAGGTGCTATGTGGGCTAGGATGCCTCTCACTGCACTTGTAGGTGACACGCCTTTAGATGAGTGGCCTGAACCAATACCTACTTACCTTGCACAGCCTTGGGATTGCCAATCACACCATCACTCGGTGTTTGTACTGAATAGAGCGACACCATGCCCTTGGTTGGCAAAGATAGACGGGGAGTTTTACCCTGCTAAGTATTACTTTACTGTCGATTACACTGACACTGAGGTAGCTGATGACCCTGCTCAACACAAACAAAGTCATGTTTTGGAATTGTTGGATGCAGGTAAGTGGACAGGCAACATGGTTGCCCTTCCCAACAACAGAGTCCGTGTTACTAATCCTGCGTGGTTTGTAACAGGAGAAGGCCCACCAGACTTTGCACCAAGCCAGTGGGTACACCATTCCAAACAAGACCCTAACTACGTAAGTGATACGGCAAGGGTATTTGATAATCTTTATGCGGAGACAGATTATGAAGAAGATGATGAATAAAAAGAGCAAGGGCATGGCTCGTGGTGGACGCACTGCCATGAAATCCAAGGGATATGCCAAAGGCGGTAAGATGCGGTCTAAAGGCATGGCTAAAGGCGGCAAGATGAAGATGCGGTCTAAAGGCATGGCTAAAGGCGGTGCAGTGGGTGGCAAAAAAGGTAAAGCTATGACAGTTGCACAGCTACGTGCTGCTGCAAAGAAAAAAGGCTACAAGCTAGTAAAGGCGTAGTCATGGCTAGACAGGGACTATATGCCAACATAGCTGCTAAAAAACGCAGAATAAAGGCTGGCAGCGGGGAGACTATGCGTAAACCCGGAAGCAAGGGTGCGCCAAGCAAAGCTAACTTTAGACGTGCAGCACAAACAGCTAGGAAGAAGTAATGGCTCGTAAACAAGATAAGATGCCAGCCCGTAACAAAAAGAACTTTCGACCAACGAAAGCAGGGGCTGGTATGACTAAAGCTGGGGTAGCTGCTTATCGGCGTAAGAACCCCGGTTCGAAATTAAAAACAGCAGTTACAGGAAAAGTAAAGCCGGGTAGCAAAGATGCTAAACGGCGTAAATCTTTCTGCGCTAGGTCTGCTGGACAAATGAAGAAGTTTCCTAAAGCAGCAAAGAACCCTAACAGCCGTTTGCGTCAAGCAAGGAAGAGATGGAAATGCTAACTGCATTGATTGGACCTATAAGCAATATCGCTTCTACGTGGCTTGAGGGCAAGGTAGAAGAGAAGAAAGCACAGTCAGCTACGAAGGTAGCCAAGGCTCAAGCGGAAGCTGTAGTTATGCAGAAAAAAGCTACGGGTGAAATTGATTGGGATTTGGAGATGGCCCGTGCTTCTTCATCAAGTTGGAAAGACGAGTGGCTGGTAATTTTGTTTAGTATTCCGCTGATATTAGCCTTCATACCGGGCATGGAAGGAGTGGTACAAAATGGATTTGAACAACTCAACAAGATGCCTGAATGGTATCAATATTCCTTGGGAGTTATCGTTGCCGCTTCTTTTGGCGTACGTTCAGCTACAAAATTCTTTGGTAAAAAATAATGGTTGATTGGTGGAAAAGGTGGCTGCAGTTTAATGTTACAGCCAAGCTAACTATGATTGCTTCTGTTGCGATGTCATGGCGTTGTGCAGAATGGTTCATGAACTTAGAAGACCCAACAACACAACAGTCTGCCTTTGTCTCCGTTATAATGGGTGTTATGACAGGTGTTTACGGTATCTATCTAGGTAGAGAATCGAGGGGTAAATGATGCAATATAATCGTGAAGCACTCATCGACCAGTTAATTTTACATGAGGGTTTGAAGCTGCAAGTGTATCAAGACCATCTTGGTATCGACACAATCGGTGTTGGCAGGAACCTTGAAGACCGGGGTATCACTGACGGCGAACTTGCTTTTATGAACATGCTTAAAACAGAAGTATACGAACAGGGCATAACAGAAGCTCATGCTCGTTTTCTTTTATCCAACGACATAGATATTGTAGAAAAAGAATTATCCAATGCCCACGAATGTATTGAACGACTTGATGACGTACGTATTCGCGTTTTACTTGATATGGCCTTCAATATGGGTGTTCCTCGACTCTGTAAGTTTAAGAACATGTGGGCTGGAATCTACGACGGGGATTATGTTGTTGCATCCGCCGAGATGCTCGACTCGCGTTGGGCAAATCAGGTAGGTCAACGGGCGGTGCGTTTGTCTGAGGCTATGAAAACTGGGGAGTTAGTATGTTAAAGCCACCCAAGTATAGAGATGCTTTGCAAGAACTGAAGAAGGGCGGCAAAGTAAAAAAGAAAAGCAAGAGCCGCGTCAACGAGGCTGGCAACTATACCAAGCCGGGAATGAGAAAGCGGCTGTTCAACCGTATCAAGGCAGGAGGAAAAGGCGGCAGGCCGGGACAATGGTCAGCAAGAAAAGCGCAAATGCTGGCTTCTGCTTACAAAAAAGCGGGTGGCGGTTATAAGAACTAATGGCCCCAAGATTAAGCGAGAACACAGAAGTTGCGTTACCCCTTCGCAATATCATCAGCATGGTTGCAGCAGCATCTCTCGCTACTTGGGCATACTTTGGAATTATAGAGCGTCTTAACACCATCGAGACTAACATCACTATGATGAAGTCAAATGTGGACCACAACACCGAGTTTCGTATCAAGTGGCCCAGAGGTGAGATGGGTAGTTTGCCAGCAGACTCTGAGCAGTTCATGTTAATCGAACACCTCGCACAACAGCTAGACGAATTATCCGTACAGGCAGATGAAGGTCGACTACCCCACGACCAACAACAAAAACTAACACTGGAGTTCTATGAGAAGCGTATTAGTGCCATAGAAGCCCGTCTTGAGAAGATGAGAAATGGTCACTGAAACCATCACATTGATA